CTAAATCAACGCGTACACCATTCCACTTCATATCTATAAGACAAGGTAGTAACCGTGTCTCTAAATTAAATATACTTGTTAACTCTTGCTTAATTAATTCTATTTTAAAAAACTGCCATAGTCTTAGTGTAAGGTCTGCGTCTTGCTCTGCATAAGGACCAACATACATAGCAGGTAATTTATACATCTCTGCTTTTGCATCAACACCCCATTCTTTTGCGGCTTCATACAACAACCCTTCTGACTTTGTTTCTTTTAAATAATCTTTTCCAAGTTCATTAAGTGAATATCTAAATCTATTTTCATCCACGAGTGGAGCGGCAATCAACGTATCAATAATACGTCCTTTAACTTCTAGTCCCCACCAACGTAGCCAACCAACATCATACTGTGCATTGTGAAATATTTTATCACAAGGTAAATCTAATATTTTTTTAATTTGTCTTTTTAAAATCTTTTCATCAAAGTTTCCGCCGCCTTCATGTTGAATAGGAAAGTAACCTTTCCAACCTTCAACTGCTATAGCAATACCCGCAATGTAACCATTATTTGTTGCCCAACCGGGCCCTGTTTGTTTTATTCCGGGATCATATGTTTCTAAATCAATTGCAATTTCTTTTGCATCAGAAAGATTAGGTACATCTTCTGGAGGAGTCCACTCACTTGGAGTTTGAAATAATGGAATTTGTACCATGTTATTCCTTATCGTTTATTTCGCCGGCGATGGCGGCGTATCCTGCCATATCCAAATAACAATCTTCTGTTGGTCTGTGTTTAAGTCTGGCTACTTTTACAAGCATCATACATATAGCAACATTGTGTGCTGATATTTCATGATCTAAAAAGACACTCCATAACTTTGCAATGTTTTCATGATTTGTAATTTTGTTCCCGTAATCGTGTTCCCTTTGCCCTCTTACTATTTTAATAGTCTGTTCTAAATATTCTCTACTGTCCATCTTGTACTTTCTTCATATGTTGTAAATCTTGTTGCAACAATTGCAAATCAAGTCTTAATATTTTTAAATGTTGTTCAACGTTTTCACGTTTCATTTTAGGTAATTCATTCTTAATTTTTTGCACTTGCTTTAGAGTTACATCTAATTGTTTAAGTGCAGTTTCTATTGTAAACATATTTCTTCTAACTCCTTTATTTGTAAATTATAACAATTTGCCTTCACGGTAAAATTATTACTTGGGTCAATATCATTTTTTTTCATATATTCTGCTTTATCAAAAAATTCTTTACGACTCATTCTTCCTAACAACCATGCCTTACTCATGTCATTTAAAACACGAACAAAAATATATTCGTCGCAGTCTTGATGTAAACTTGTTTCTGCTACAGAACATTCATAAAAATTTCTTGGATGCGATTTACATCTTTTTGTTTTTACATCTATTTTTTTGCCGTCTTCT